CCAAAGTTTGTTGATATCGTTGTAAATGGTATTAGCAACCGCATGTTTGATGTTAAGGCTCAGGCTCTTGATGAGTCTGCTAATCAGCAGAGACAGGCGTTCCGTGATGAGCTTGAGGCAGATATGATTGCTAAGCCATTATTAGAAAAGGTAAGGACGGATACAGGCGTTGATGCTTTTAATTTCGACCCTCAAAACATTCCCGATACTGAAGAAGAGCTTGATTTATATATGAAGCTAGGGTATAAGCAGTCTATTGAGGTAGCTCAAGAGACGGCTATTACTACAATTTTGGAGTACAATGACTACGAAGAAGTTAAGCGTAGGCTTGATGAAGACCAAGTAGTATTGGGTATATCGGTAGCTAAACATAAATTTGATATTCACGACGGTGTGCGTATTGAATATGTAGACCCTATCAACTTTGTGTATAGCCCTACTGAAGACCCTAACTTCCGTGATTGTTATTACTTTGGTGAGGTGAAGTCTGTTCACGTTACTGAGCTTAAGAAGATTAACCCAAATCTAGAGCAAGAGGATTTAGAGGACATCTCTCGTATGGCTAGCCGTTTCAACGGATACAGAAGTACGGAGAATTTAGCCTCACAAAGCGGATTGGATAAATCCGAAGTATCCTTATTGTATTTCTGTTACAAGACCGATAAGGAGATTGTATATAAGATTAAGGACGGTTCAAATGGTGGTAAGAGAGCCTTGAAAAAGGATTCAAACTTTAATCCACCTAAAAGCGAGCAAGCACGATTTACAAGAGTATCTCGCAGAATTGATGTATGGTACGAGGGTGTTATGGTTTTAGGAACCAATAAGATTCTTAAGTGGGAGGTTATGAAGAATATGGTTCGTCCAAGTTCGGCATTCCAAAAAACGATACCTCCATACATAGCTTCTGCTATCAAGATGAGTAAGGGAACAATTGATTCTCTTGTTCGTCGTATGATACCCTTTGCTGACCAGATACAATTGGTACACCTCAAACTACAGCAGGTTGTTGCGAAGATGATTCCTGATGGTGTATTTATTGATGCCGATGGTTTGAATAGTGTGGACTTAGGTAATGGAGCTTCATACAACCCTTCTGAGGCATTATCTATGTATTTCCAAACAGGTAGTGTAGTTGGTAGAAGTTACACTGAAGATGGCGAGTTTAACAACGCTCGTGTGCCTATTCAAGAGTTGACAAGTAGTGGTTCTAATGCTAAGATTGCAAGTCTTATCAATATGTACAACTACAACCTCAATATGTTAAGGGCGTCTACAGGTCTTAATGAAGCTCGTGACGGAAGTCAGCCTGACCAATATGCTCTGGTGGGTGTTCAGAACCTTGCTGCTTTAAATAGCAATACAGCAACAAGACACGTTGTATTGGCTGGTATTATATTGACTAAGCGCATTTGTGAAGCTATTTCTTACAGAGTATCGGACATTTTAGAGTACGCTTCTTTTGCCGATGATTTTGCTAAGATGATTGGCCGTAACAACCTACAGATATTGAACGATATCCGTCAGATGCACTTACACGACTTTGGTATATTTATTGAGCTTGAGCCGGACGAGGAAGAGCGTCAGTTATTAGAGCAAAATATACAGCAGTCTATTCAAGCGAAAGTTATTGAGTTAGACGATGCTATTGATATTAGAAACATTCGGAACATTACTCTGGCTAATACTTTGCTTAAGATTCGTAAGATGAAGAAGCAGAAGGACGATATGGAGAAGCAGAAGATGAATATTCAAATGCAAACGCAAGCGAATATGCAATCCGCACAAGCAGCTTCTCAATCTCGTATGCAAGAATCACAGCTTGAACTGCAACAGCAAAGTCAGCTTGAGCAGATGAAGAGTGAGATTAAAATGCGTGAGATGCAGGCGCAAGCTGAGATTGAAAAGCAGATGCTTGAGATGAAGTATGCTTACGAAATGAAGTTGAAGCAATTAGAATCTAACTCCTTAAGAGACAGAGAGTTAGAGCGTGAAGACCGTAAGGACAAGCGCACTGAAAAGCAAGCTACTCAACAGAGTGAGATGATTCAGCAAAGACAGACTAGTGGTGGACCAAGAAACTTTGAGAAATCACAACCTGAAAATATGAGCCTCGAGGATATTATGTCTCGTAAAAAACTGCTCTAATTTTTATATAATTTTGTAGTAATTAAATTTAATTGAAATGAGTGAAGCGGAAAAAACACCCGCCGATGTTGACTATAAGGTCGATTTAGGCGCAGGTCCTGTTCAGCAGGAAGAGGTACAAGAAACGCAAGAAGAGGCTACTGCTGAGATAGCAGAAGTGCAAGAGCAAGAAGAGCAACCCACACAACCGACAGAGGAGCCACAGGCACCTAAGGAAGTTGAAGGGGAAGCTCCGAAGGAAAAGAGCAAGGAGGAGTTGTTCAATGAACTACTTAGAGATAGGTATGATATTGACAACGATGAATTGCAAAACGTTCTTACAAATAAAGATAAAACAAGAGAGCTTCCAGAGGATGTTCAGAAATATCTTGATTATCGGAAAGAGACTAATCGTGGCTTAGATGACTATCTCAAGTTGCAACAAGACTTTTCCGAAATCAATTCTTCTGACTTACTTCGTGAGTACTACAAGCAAACCAAGCAGGGTTTAGAAGAATCCGATATTGATTCGTTAATTGATATTAAGTTTGGTTACGACGAGGGTGCTGATGAGAATCTCATCAAAGCGAAGACTCTTGATATGAAAGAAGAAGTATATAAAGCAAGACAGTTTTTCGAAGCTCAGAAAGACAAATACAGAGCCCCACTTGAGTCAAGTGACACCTCTAGTTTTGAAGAGCAGAAAGAAGCTGTTGAGTTTTATAAACTATACAAAGACGAACAGACTAAAAAGCTGAAGAGCCAAGAGTCGGTACGCAAGGTTTTTGAAGAGAAAACAAGCAGATTGTTCAACGATGAATTCAAAGGTTTTGAATTTAAAATCGGTGAGGAAAAAGTGGTTTTCAAACCAAATGACTTAAGCAAAGTGAAAGACACTCAAAGTGATTTGAATAATTTCATTAGCAAGCATACTGATGAAAAAGGCGCTTTAGTGGATGCTGAGAAGTATCACAAATCATTGTCTATGGCTATGAACCCAGAGGCTTACGCTAAGTTCTTTTACGAGCAAGGCAAAGCAAGCGCTATTAATAGTGTTGTTTCTGAGGGGAAGAACATAGATATGAATGTGCGTTCTCAAGTCGATTCGTCAAAACCGAAAGCTAAGTTTAGAGTTGTTGATGACTCTCCTTACATGTCGGGATTAAAGATTAAAAAACGCTAATTAAAAATTAAAGAAAATGGCGCAAAGTATTAATTTTACCGCTGACACTATTGGCGGTAGCACTTCGTTTACTCCAGCACCAAACAAGGTGTTGTCAAACGAAAATTACATGTCTTCTGCTGACTACACTTTTGCACAGCAGTACTTACCGGACTTATACGAAAAAGAATTTGAGCGTTACGGAAACCGTTCTGTATCTTCTTTCTTGCGTATGGTTGGTGCAGAATTACCTTGTACTTCTGACTTAATCAAGTGGAGTGAGCAAGGTCGTCTACACGTTCGTGCTACAGGTACTATCGACGGTACTAACGGTATTGATGGAGCGGGTATGGTTGGACACGACTTCCGTGTTAACCAAACTATCGTTGTTATCAACACACAAAGTGGACGTGAAGGAAAAGAGCTAAAAGCTCTTATTACAGCGGTTGCTGATGACTCTATCACCGTTGAGCCTTACGACCGTGCGGAATTGACTACAACGTTGACTGACTTTACTGACAACGATACTGTTGAGTTGTTCGTATATGGTTCTGAGTTCAACAAGGGTAGCCGTGGAATGGAAGGTTCTTTGGAAGCTAGCTTCGAGAGCAAAGAAAACAATCCTATCATCATCAAAGACAAGTACGAAGTATCTGGTTCTGAGATGGCTCACGTAGGTTGGGTTGAAGTTACTACTGAGAACGGCGCAAGCGGTTACTTATGGTACTTGAAGTCTGAGCACGAAACTCGTTTACGTTTCGAAGACTACTTGGAAATGTCTATGGTTGAAGGCGAGCCTGCTGCTTCTGGCTCTGGTGTTGCTGCATTAGGTACAGCTGCTAGTGGTCAATACAAAGGAACAAAAGGTTTGTTCTACGAAGTACAGCAAGGTGGTAACACTACTTCAGGTACTATCGACGACCGTGATGACCTTGAGTCTTTGGCTAAAGTACTTGATAAGGAAGGTGCAATCCAAGAGAATGTAATGTTTGTTAATCGTGCT